GCTCTACACGCTCGGCCATGAGCTCTTCCACGCTCTTGAGAAGACGACCCAACTCGAGGGCGGCGCCACCGAGATCAAGGATGCGCTCGTCGGACGCTGGGTTCAGGAAGGCGACACCATCCGCAAGTTGGCCGAGGGCGCTTTCAATGACGCCGAGATCGAAGCCAAGTTCAACGAGTACCGCGACAAGCTGGCTGCAGGCAATCAGCAGCGTGCCGACCAGCTCGCCCAGTACGATACCATCGACAAGAAGGCTGGATACGTGGCATCAGAGCTGGCTGCGGAGCACTTCGCCGGGCTCCTGGCCGGTCAGAAGCCTGACGCGCTGCTGAAAGGCTTCACCGGAATCACCCGGCAGTTGCTGGATTCCGCGCTGACACAGAACGCCAGCCGGGCCTTGGCTGATGCCGCGGCGACCATTGAGCGCACTTTCGGAGTCAAGCCTACCGACTCGGTGCTGTTCCCGGATCTGAAGCAGGCATCGCCCCAGGTGAACGCCATGCTGCGTGATTTGGTGCGTGCCCGGCGCAAGCTGGACGAGCGCATCACCATGGAGAACGAGGGCCCGGCCAAGGTCCTGAAGCCGCAGGATGTCTCCAACCCGATTGCCGCCAAGCAGTTGGTCGACCTCGGTGTGGCTGAGAAGATGCCCGACGGCAGCGTTAGGAACCTCTCAGACGAAGAAATCCGGGTCCGCGAAGAGAAAGACACCGCCGCTATCAGGACGATCTTGGAAGGCGTCCCGGGAGCCCGCGTGGTCGATGGCGAGATCCTAGGCCGGTTCAGCCCGCAGCAGTTGTCTGCCATCGAGCAGTCCCAGGCAGTCAGCAGCCGGATGAAGGACAAGATCCGGGCTGTCAACGCGGCCATGGATGCCGGCAACAGCTTGTTCCTGAACTACGGTGCTGCCACCCGCCGGGTGAAGAATCGGCTGACCGGCAAGTTCACGAGCAAGTACAACAGCGGCATCCGCATCTCCCAGCGCGAGGTGCTGCCCTACAGCTTCTACCTATCCAAGGCCGACAACCCGGTCATCAAGGCCATCGACATCAGCAAGATCCGCGGTGCCCTGGATAAGCTGACAGCGCCCGACGGCGGCGTGGCTGCCAGCCTGTGGGACAACGTCGACGGGTTCATGTCGGACTTGGCCGCGTACTTCACCAACCTGGACGCCGGTGAGGGCGCCCGCCGGTCGGCTGAGATCTTTGGCCTAGAGAAGGCAAAGTTCCTCGGTGACTTCGTGAACGAGCAAGAGAAGGGTGGGCGCAAGTTCGTGCGCGACTTCCGCTTGGACCGTATCGGCTCGACAGCCCCGATGGACTTCCGCGCCCGCATCTCTGAGGATGCTATCCAGAAGTCCAAGATGCGCTGGATGCCTGCTGAGACCATTGGCGACAAATCGGTCATCAACTCGGATGAAGGCTACCGCATCATCAGCGGTGCCAAGCACAAGCTCTACGGTCCCGACGGCAAGCTGATCGGGATCTACGACACCCAAACCCAAGCAGAAAGGAAAGCAGATGCCACTCAAGCAAGGCTACAGCCAGAAGTCCGTCAGCAGCAATATCCGGCGCGAGATGAAGTCCGGCAAACCGCAGAAGCAGGCCGTGGCGATAGCGCTTTCGGTCGCACGCAAGGCCGAGAAGAAGGCCGGCAAGAACTCGGGGCGGTTCGACAAGCGGGGGATGTAATCCAGAACTTCGACGCATTGGTTGCAGCAGCACCAGACGTCAGGTTCATGCCCGTCGAATCACAGCCAGAAAATGCTCCGGTGGCCGGAAGAATCACTAAAGGCCAACAAGCCAGCATTGATGAGCTGTCCCAGTACTACGCATCAAAGACACCAGATCGCGCAAAGGTGCTGAAATCTGATGCCATTGATTCACTTGCAAGCCGACTGATCAACAAGGGCGTCCCGGTTCAAGAAGCCAATGCAATTGCTTCCAAGACGTTCTCAAAGCTCAGGAAAGGCGTTTCTGGTGCATTGCAGGTCATTAGCGGAATGGGCCTTTCAGACCTGTCTCGCATGGCTGGAACAGGAAAGCCGAGTGTCGAGCGCCGTCCGCATATCAATCAAAACTGGCTGACGTCTGCGTTTGAAGCCTTCGCTACCGACGAGGGACTTGCGTTGATGAAGGCGCAACAGGTTGCGACCCAACTCAACAAGGCGGATCAAGCAAAAGCTGCAGCCGGTGAATCGGTTGAAGCAGCACGCGCAAGCGGTGTGCGGCAATCCACCATGCAGCAAGGCATGGAGTTTGTTCTTGGCGAGATGAACGCTGACAGAAAGGCGTTTGGAACCTCTTTGAGAGAAGACTTGGACTCTCCGCCGCGAGTCTATGCTTCCGTTGGTGAAGGCCAGAAATTCGGAGGCCAAGGAAACTACAACGTCTTCTTTGAATGGAAGAAGGAGACTCCAATGGTTGTGACTTCGCATCACCACTACGGTGTTGCAAACGGAGTCACCGGGATTCACGCGCAGGGCAACATTGGTGACAAGAATGCCCGCAGCTTTGGCAACCCATCAGCCGAGAAGTACGACACGCTTCCAAGCGGCAAGCAGGTGCTCGACACTCACTTGCTTGTTGGAAACCAAGGCGTTCCAGATGCAAGAGCACACCAGTTGACCGTTTCAATCCCAGACAGTTCGTTGTCGGGAATACGGAGCGTTTACAAAGAAAAAGGTGCTGCCGGTGTTGAGGCTGAACTCAATCGGATTGCGGTCAGTCAAATGGTCGGGACCAAATCGCAAGGCAAGACCAAGGCATTCACCAGCAAGGAAGGTATTCCTCCAATGGTGGCGATTCAGAAGAACCGCACCGAGGCGTATGTGCTCAACCCCGATCTGGCGAACGTCGCGTCGGTGACCATTGTCAGCAATTCTCCCAAGGAGATTGCTTTGATACGCAAGAACATCGAAAAGGCTTTCGAGAACAACGGCAGCGCACTTCCCAAGGTGAAGGTTGTGTCTGCTGAAAGCGGTGCCAGCGGTAACGTCGGAAGAAAAGCTATCACCGACGAGTACTTCAAGCTAACCGGAGAGCAGCGCTTCATGCCCTCCGACACCGACTACCTCTCCGCGGTGCAGCAGGGCGACACTCAGGCAGCGCAGCGGATGGTGGATGAGGCTGCGAAGGCGGCAGGGTATACCATCGGCCCTGTCTACCACGGCACGCCGACAGGCGGGTTCAACGTGTTCGACAAGCGGATGCGTGGCGAGACATCGGGCGTGTCCCGCCAGGCGTTCTCGTTCACCACCGACAAGAAGGCTGCTGAAGGCTACTCCAAACGCCTGGGTGACGAGGCTGTGCGACTGGATGCAGGCCTGCGCGTTGCCAACGATGCCATGCGCCGGTTCGACGATGACATGGCTGTTCAAGAGTACTTCTCGTCCAAGGGATACAGCTCGGTGGAGGACGGGATGCTGCCCGAGTTCGACTGGGGATCCATTGATGACGTGCCGGAGTTCATCAAGGAACTGCGCGGTCACGCCAAGGATCTCAAGCCGATCAATGCCGACCTGGCCAGCAGCTTCGTTGAGGCAGCCAAGGTGATGGCCTCGACAAAGGCAGTGCCCGAGGTTAAGCGAGTCTTCCTGCGCATCCCGGAGAACGCTCCCGTGTTCCAAGCTACACCGGCAACGCTTGGGCAAGTAATGTCTGGATTCAGTGCGGAAAAGCAGCCCACCAAGGCTGGTATTGTCGAGCTACTTGGCAATGAGCGGATCTACTACGTGGCCGACTCAAGCCAAGTCAAACTGGCCGACCCAGTGACCAAGGATGCCCAAGGCAACGTCATCCCGCTCTCGCAGCGCTTCAAGGCTACCTCGGAGGATATCCGGTTTATGCCCGCCGGCGACATGGCATCGGGCCGTAGCGTCAAGGACCACCGCGAGGCCATGGACCTGTTTGAGAAGGGCTACAAGCTCTACGGTGCTCTGTACGACGGCATGGAGGATCCTGTCCGACTGAAGAAGGCGACTGAGATTGAACGGTTTGATCCGGAGAACCTGTGGGCCGTTCCTCCTAGGCGCGTGGCTGCGGCAATTGCCATCCGCAATATGCCGGCGGACATGATGCCCCAGCCCGACTCCGCCATGCCCGGTGCCTACACCTTCACCGGGGGCTACCGGGCCATCCCGGGCAAGACCAAAGGCTCCCTGCGCCTCTACGGCCCCGCAGGCAGCCTGATAGGCATCGCCAGCAGCCTTGACGAGGCTCAACGAATCCTTCGACGTAAAGCCAAATGAGCTACGATAGCCAGACCAGCACCAGCCTGATCAACAACCTGCGGAAGGACGTCGACGCCTTGGTGCTGCGTATTGCTACGCTGCAGGACCAGAAGGCCACCGGTGTGAATGGCGGTACATCGGTGGCGAACACTTGGACTACCCGGGAGCTGAACGCGATCCACAGCGACCCCTACGGCATCATCACGAGCCTTTCCAACAACCTCTTCACGGTGGAGGCCGGCGAGTACCAGATCCGCGTCATCAGCCCGTTCCACAGCACCACGGGCACGCGCACGCGCATCTGGGACGTGACCAACAACGTGCTGGTCGGCTACTCGGTCAGCACATACGTCTACAACCAGACCAACGTCTACCTCTACCAGACCGAGCGCATCCAGCCGCACAAGACCACCACGTACCGGCTCGACTACTACACCCAGCAGGCGAAAAGTCCGGATGGGCTTGGCGTTGCGACCAATACCGGCGACATTGAAATCTACACCGTGCTGGATGTGGTCGATCTCCACATTGCTCACCGGTAAATCTGCATGAAACATACCTTCCCGTGCGTCGAGTCCATGCGACGTGTTCCGCTCTCTGGTGGCCGTGTGGTGCGCGTCTGGCGCGACCGTACCAAGGAGAACCTGTCGGCCTCATACGACGACGCCGATATCGTCTCCACCTGCATCGCGCAGGCGAACAACGACACGCAGCTCCTGGCATCACTGGCCAAGCTCCGGGGCGTCAATGCGGTCGAGCTGGTCGACGCAAGCGGCCAAGGCACGGTGGTCTATACGAGCTGGCCATGAGCGACGTTGTTTCCGCAACCATCCAGGAACGCGGCAAAGTCTATGGCGAGCCACACCATAGCCACACCAACATCGGCCTATCCTGGACAGCCATCATCCAGCAGCACTACGGGATCACCCTACCGCACACACTGCCGGCACACCTGGTGGAACTGATGATGGTGGCATTCAAGGTCCAACGCAGCGCCCGGGTGTTCCATGCCGACAACTACGTCGATCTCAGGGCTTACGCAGCGTTCGCGGAACACGCTCAAGAGCACCCCGGAGAGCCCTACGTTCCCGAAAAGTGACCCCCGTTTGACCCGCATAAACATTGGGTTTTATTCAAAATCTACAGAAAAACCGTTTTCTCTGTAGACGGAAGGAAGCGCATGGGGCATCTTGATCACGTCGAAAGCAACACCGCAGCAAACCAAAGCAAAACATGAGCAAAACGATTACGATCAACTACAGCACCTCGGTATTTACCCCAGCCGGATGGCGGAATGTTGGAATCACCGCAGCCGCGACCAAGATAAGCGACAAAATGGCCTCGGTGCTTGAGGTGCTTGAGATTAATGGTCAGGCCCCCAAGGCGTCTATGAGCCGGACTGGAGCCAGCCGTCAAAAGTTCAACGGCTGCGGCATCTCTCGCCGTGAGGTCGGATGTAACAAGCGCCTCTCTTCCTGCACCATTCTTTGATCATTTACGGCCTGGCGACCGTTATCGCCACATCCGGCCCGGGAGGAATCCGAGGCAACCAGGGGCGCGACTGGCCAACGCGCAACACAGCAAACCACAGCAAACCACAGCAATGAACCTGAACAACCTAATCACCGCCCTGATGATCGTAGAGTCCTCCGGCAATGACCAAGCCATCGGCGACAACGGACGCGCCCTAGGCCCCCTGCAGATCCACCGCGGCGTGGTTCTGGATGTGAACCGGATCACCGGGAGCAACTACCGGCACTCCGAGATGACCAACCGCGTGGCAGCCCGGGCAGTGTGTGAGGCCTACCTGAAGCACTACGGGAAGAACTGCAGCACCGAGCAGCTCGCCCGTCGTTGGAATGGGGGTCCCACCGGCGACCGCAAGCCTGCCACCGAGGCGTACTGGGCCAAGGTGAAGAAGCATCTCAAATGACTAAACCGAAAACCGTAAACGTGAGCACAGAAACCCACAAAGCCCTGCGTAGCTACTGTCTACAGGCAGGCCTAAAACTGCAGGCCGTGGCCGACAAGGCGATTCAGGCTTGGCTGAGAAAGGCGGCAAAGTGAAACGCATCCTAGCTATCGACCCCGGCGCAAGCGGTGGCATCGCGCACTTCGCAAATGGGCGCGTGATCGTCGAGCCGATGCCTGACACTTACGGTGACATCAGGGATGTGATGATCAACTACCTGTCGCAATCCGAAGTGGTCTACCTCGAAAAGGTTGGTGGCTATGTGGGCGGAAA